ACTGTGAATAACTATGTAACTAACAGATTAGTTTGGAGACAAGGTATTTGGAAGAACGCTAATTTAGCAACTGAATCAAGTACTACTAGTCTATTCACTTATCAAACAGTTGGTGTGCTACCCGGTCAATATCATACAACTTATCCTCCTGGATGTCAATCAGTTCTTGGCGTAAATACTAGTTCTGTTACTCAGTCATCACTTCAATTGGCGGAATGGTTATTTAGTATTGATTCGGTTGGTTATGTCAAAGATAATAGAAGTTATGATAATAGATATGATGTGACTATTGGACATCCGCCAAAATCGCAAAAGGGACGAAGATATTAAACAAGTTAAATCAATATAGAGGTAATTAAATGTCACTCGATTTTACAAATTTTACAGATATTAATTCATTATCAGCGAAACCTAAGCAATTTCCTTTCTTAAATAAATTAAATTTAGATAAGACAGTAATTAATAAGCTTTCCCTAAATTTGAACAGGGTAGTTACTGGTAGTTCAGAAATTTATTTAACTCCTATAGCTAAAGAAAATGATCCTGACTCCCTTTTGAAAGAGCTAGACGACTTAATTTCTAAAGGTAACTCAAATTTGTCTACTAATTTGTTAGATCTAGAACAATCCAATAGATCTAAATTTGGACCCAGATCAATAGCTAAATCTTGGGTAGATCGAAAGGATAGTCTTTACGATTACTTTAAACATCGTGAAGATACGTCGAATATTAATTTGCGAGCACCCAATTCGAGACCAAAACTTAGACCTCTTAGTGTTAATAATGCTTCTAAATATTTGAAGAAGAGCACAAATTCCGGTTTGCCCTATTACACTAAGAAAGGTTTAGTCATTGATGATGTCGTGAACAAGTTTAACGTTTTACTCGATCGTCAAGATCCGTGTGTATTATTTACTAGGACACAAGAAGGGGGTAAGACTAGAAACATTTGGGGATATCCTATCGTTGACACCTTAAACGAGATGAGATTCTACCAACCATTACTGGACCATCAAAAGAAACTGAATTGGAGGAAAGCATTACTTGGGCCTGCCCATGTCGACATAGCTATTTCAGATATGATTAATCGTTCAAACAGGCATACTGATAGCTTAATTTCAATAGATTTCTCTAGCTTTGACGCTACAGTTGGAGATAACCTTCAGAGAGCAAGTTTTGACTACATAAAATCACTTTATCAACCTTCGACTTATGAAGAGATTGATTATATACACTATAGATTTAATAATATTGGTATAATATCACCTGACGGTGTTATAAGTGGTAGTCACGGTGTACCCTCTGGCGCAACATTTACTAATGAAGTGGATTCTTTAGCACAACACTTGATCGTTAACAATTCTTCTATTAATTGTGAGTATCAAATACAAGGCGATGATGGCGCATACTTGTTAAAAGACAATGACGTTGAGAAATTATTTAATAGTTTTGAGTCATCTGGCTTAATTGTGAATAAAAATAAATCACACAACTCTAAGGACTTTATCGTTTACCTTCAGAGACTGTATGATATTAAATATTTAAAGAACGGGTTCATTGGTGGTATATATTCTCTCTACAGAGCTTTAGATAGATTATTATATCAAGAGCGATATTCTGACTTCATGGATTATTCTCTTAAGGGTAGGGATTATTATAGTTTAAGAGCTATAACCATACTTGAGAATTGTAAGTATCATCCATTGTTTAAAGAGTTTGTTAGGTTTATTTTAAGTAAAGATAAATATAAATTATCATTTACTACGGAAGGACTTACTAACTATAATAGTATGATTAGTAAAGGTCCAGGTACCGTTGGTTTTCTTAATAATCAATACGGTGATAATGTTAAAGGGATTTATTCTTTTGACACTATAAAAGTTATTAAGGAGATAGGCTAAAGCCGGAGTTTTGTT